GTGATCCCTATGCCACGAACGAGCGGAGCTTGGTCAGTCGCTCTTCCAGATCCTGACGCATCGTCTTCAGCGTCTCGGTCTCCGCCGCATTCTTCTGCTCGCGCTCCGTAACCGCAGCCTCGCGCGCAGCAACAGCCACCTCGCGGCGAGTATGATCATCGCTTGCGCTCCTGCGATTGGCATCCAGCGCCGCCATGTCGCTCGACACCTTGTCGTGCGCGGCGGCAAGAGCATCAGTCGCGGCGTTGTGCGCCTGCTCCCGGCCGGCAAGATCCTGCCCCTGCGCGTCCAGTTCCGCCTTGAGCCTGTCGGCAACAGCGCGATCGGCATCGACCTGGGCCTGCGCTGCAGCGGCATCCGCCTTGGCCTTCTCCGCCGCTGCGGTCTGAGCCTGCAACTCCTCCAGCATCCGCTTGGCCTGCTGCGGATCGAGCATGACGTTGACCAGCGACAGTGCATCACTGATCGCGGCCGGGGTTGGAGCGACGCTCAAGCCCATCATGGCTACGTGCTCCCGGTGACGGCGACCTTATACAGGCCGCCAACCGGAACGCCGTAATACTCAGTCTGATTTGCCGCCATGCGCGCCGTGCCGGTGGAGCCTGCGGCAACCGCCACGGGAGCGGTCCCGAACTCGACTGCACAGATGACATCGGTATGCAGCCGCACCATTCGCGTGGATGTGTTGAAAAAGTTGGATACGACAACGGAACCGTTTGAGGCGATGAGCGCCTGCTCGGCAACGGGCGGTTGTTGCGCTACCTGCCCGACACGGCCGGCCGGACCGATCGCCATCTCGGCAAATTCTGTGACATACAGAAGCGCCATCAGTGCCCGCCGATTTTAGACCATCTTGAGCTCGGGATCGGACCGGCCGTGCCCACGTTCGGATTGATGCCGTTCGCGGTTGCCGCCGCAACGACTGCGGTGAAGTAGGTTGTCTGGGCCGAGACCGAGTCCGTTATGAACTGGGCATATCTGGATTTTACGAAGCCGTAGGTAGCCTGCGCCACAGCCAGGGAGTTCTGCCGGACGCCCTCGGCAGCCAGCACGGCGTCGTAGAAGGCCTGTTCCTGCGCTGCCGTGCTCATGATGTCTTTCCGTCCGAAAGCACGAAGCCGGCGGTGCTAACCTGCTGGTTGTTCTCGAAGAACCGCTCGAAGGCCTCGATGATGTTGTGAACGTCCTTCTTGGTCAGGTTCTTGCCGTCATCAACACGCAGTTCCACGTCAGTAGAGCCCGTGCTGGTGCCGGTCGTGAAGTCGCTGTAGAGGGCTCCTTCCTGACCGCGGTTCAATCCGACGAAATGGCTGGCCATCCCTTACTCCGTGTAGCGGACGCTGATGCCCCAGGTGCCGGTGCCGGTGGTAACCGCGGTCGTGGTGACAGTGCCCACGATGTCAAAGAACCCGCCGGGATCGGTGAGCAGACCGGCCGCGCTCCACAGCGGCTTCTGCCGCAGGTCGATCGTGAAGGTAGTCGGGGTCAGCATCTCGGTCGGGACAACCGCCGAGGCGGCGGTGGTCGCAGCCGAGAACAGCGTGGCGTTGATCAGCGAGTTGGTGTTGGTGAACGAGAGCGCGGTCGGATGCCCGCCGGTCCCGTCCGTGGCGTAGTAGAGCCCGAGTGCAATCGAGCCCGCGGTCTGCGCAGCGCTCTCGAAAATGATCGACTTGACCTTGCAGTTGCTCGGCACCCTGCAGAACTGATAAGTGCTCTGGATGGTCGAAGATGCCTGCGCCGTGGTATAGCCGCTGATCTCCTTGAGGTAGCCCATCGCCCCTTCGCCGGTCGTGACCGGCACGATCGGGGACGCATCGAGATTGGTGATCGCGGGAGACTTCTGGTGATCGAGTGCCATGTGCGTTGCTCCTTACGGCGTCACGTCCGCGGCGGTGGAACTATCCGCGCACAGCACTTGCAGCAGGCGACCCGGCTCCAGCCTGGTGGCGCCCGAGCTCATGAGAGTGGAAATCTGATAGGGCAGGCTGGAGAGATCCACCCGGCGGTCGATGCTGTTCTCGGTGTCCTTCCAGATGCCGAGGTAGGCACCGGACTTCACCAGGGCGATGTTCTGGCGGTTGGTGCTGTCACTGGTCAGACGTTCCGAATAGACAATGTCGAAACCCATGAAGCGGGTAACCTTGCCCTCGATCAGGGTCGGCCGATCGGCACCGGAAAACTCGGTGCTGACCACCTGCACCTGATTGAGCAGGTCGCTTTCGCCCTGGCTGTTGGTGACCCAGGTCAGCGGCTCGGTATCGACCTCAACCTGCGCCTTGCGCATGACGCGCTTGCTCTCGATCATCTTGGCAACGGTGAGGCCTGAGCCGGCGCTCGAACCGAATGTCGCGGCAATCTGCCACGAGCTCGTGCTGAAGGTCTCGGTGGTGAGCCCGACGCCCGTAGTGTCGCCGATCTGCGCAGTGGCGAAGGCGGCGCCGATGATGCGATCGTCCCATTCGCGGGCGACGGCCGCGGCTGCCACGTCGGTATATTGCGACGTGGGATCCATCAGGATCTTGAGCTTGTCGAAATTGTCGATGAGCTGGAATGCTTCACGATCGGTCGGCAACACCCATCTACGAGTAAAATCAACATCTTGCCTTTGAATGGGCGCAAATCTTCCAGTTGGCGCTTTCATCTGGATCGCGCCGATATACTGGATGGGCGAAGCCTGCTTGCCGACATGGAAACCTTCCATCACCCGCCCGCGCAGCTTCGACGTGCGCTGCTGCAGCTTGAGGTTCAGGATGGTGCTGAATGTCTCGACAAACAGCTTAGGCAGATTTTCCGACATGGCCCTGTCCCAATCCGAATGCAATGCGATGCATCGGCTGGTCCGGAGCAACCGGGGCCTGCTGTCATCTGGTGACCGGCCTGCTCCAGCTACGGGGGCCGTCGTGGCGCCTGCCTGTTCCTTTAGGGGGCGAGCGTGCGCGTGATCTAGGCGACGAGGGGGCTCTCAGTCAGCGCACCAGAATTTTCAAAAGCCTCAAACTCCTCGCAGATGTTCTGCGCGGTATCGTCCTTCCAGGTGATGCGCTGATGCGGGCCTGCCCATGGCCACTGATCCCCGACTTCCAGATGCTCCTGCCGCCTCCAACCCGATGGCCAGCCCTGCTCCCACTCGGCCTCGGGGATGGCGGGGATGAGCTGCTTGAAGAAGAGGTAAGGCGCCGTATCGAACATGCACCAGGCCATCGAGCCGTTGCCGACCATCATGTTGCAGAAGGCGCGCTGAGAGAGAGCGTGGCGGATGCGGACATCGGTCGAGGCACGCGGCCAGGTCCGCCATTTCCCGAGGGGAAAATTCACCTTGCTGGTGTCGCGCAGGAACAGCACCGGATGATCCTTCTCGATCAGTTCGGCAAAGCGCAGCCATTCCCTGGCCCGGCTGTTGCGCTGCGTCTGCAGGTCGGCCTCACGCAACGTGACGATCACCGGAACCTCCCCCTGCAGGAAGGCGTCCACCTCGCGCATGGCCCAATCGGCCGGCGCCTTCCAGCGCGGGATCTCATATCCGGCACGTGCGGCATCCACCAGGAGACAGGCAAAATACGGATACTCGCAGTGATCCCTGATATCGTCCGGGTCGATCGGCGTATGCAGATCGGGCCCGGCAATACCGCCGATCATTCCGATGGCCGGGCGCACGACGTGGGCGACCATCTGGTTGGAGTAGGAGAGCGGAAGATTGGGAAAGCCCGCCCTTCCATCAAGAATGCCATAGATACTGAACTCGTACCTTCCCAGCACTCCGTCATTAAACAGCAGGCTCACCCGCAGCGGATCTTTTACCCCATGCTCGCGCCGCATCAATTCGGCGATGATCAGGAAGACACAGAAGTCGTGGCTGGGCGGATTGGGATAGATCGCCTTGCTCCAGTCGGGATCCTCGCCGAGATGCGGCCGGCTGCGTGGGATGATCTCGTCAATCGGGATCATCAGCTACACGGACCTCGCCATCCCCTTGTCCGGCAGGCACACGGAAGCCAACAGCCATTTCGCCATGCCCTGAACCGCCACAAAATCCAACCCATCATATGGCTATCGGCATCGGCAACATGAACTCCTCCCATGCATCGACTAGGTTCTCGTAGGTATCGGTCTTCCAGATGAAGCGCTGATGCGGTCCCGCCCACGGCAACTGCCCGCCCTCGGGAATGCCGTTGGCCTTCTCCCAGAAGCCGGGGCGGTTGGGCGGATGCGGATCGTCGGGATCGATCGAAACGAAATAGAGGTAAGGCATTGGCGCGAACAGGCAGAGCCCGCAGGGGCCATTGGCAACCAGTACGTTACACTTGGCCGTTTCATATAGCGCCATGCGAATATCAGTGTTGACCGAAGCCGCCGGGCAGCACTCAAATCCATGGAATGGCTCCTTGGCGAACTTGGTATCGCGCACGATGACCACGCGCTCGCCGCGCTTGCGCAGGTATTCGGCAAAGCGCAGCCAGGCATTCATGTTGTTGTTGCGGTGCGGCCAGTGGTCGGCCTCGCGGAAGGTCAGCGTCACCGGCCTGCGCCCGAACTCGAACCACGGCTTGACGATGTCGCGCGCCAGGTCGGACGCGCGCAGGGTCGGCACTTCCTCGCCGGCCAGCGCCGCCTTGGTAATGTCGTGCAGCACATAGAGCTTCTTATGGCGCCCGCCCATCGCCGCCTCGGTCTCTACCGCGCCGACCAGCTTCACCAGCTCGCGATAGACGTTGAAAAACATCCCCTCATGACCGCGCAGCCCGGTCATAACCTCGCGTCCGAAGAAGAATGCGACCTTGAGCGGGGCGGGTGCGCCCTCGCGCCGGCGGGTCATCTCGGCATCGATCAGCCAGACCAGAAAGTCATGACCCATCGGAGCATTGGCACAGTTGTAGCAAACGTAGCCGGCATCCAGGCCGGGATCGCGAGGAGGCAGGGAGCGGTTGAACTGCTGCCGCTTGATCTCCTTGC